CATATAGAAACGCTTCCACCGAGATAACTCAGTTTATTCGTACCAGCCAATATCCTGTATCGGGCAAGCTTCTTTCCTGTGTTGTTCGACCAGTAGGTAATCTCGTAATGCTCCACCGTGTCTTCCCCTGTCACAACTACCTTGCCCCAGTCAGGTCGAATTATCTTAACGTCTGCATTCAGTGTTCCAGGCGGCAGATTAATACTAACTCCGATTGGGCATGAGCAAAAACAAACGTGATCCCACGAAGATCCGCCTGCATCAACTGGAGAATCGTTAGCATCAACATAAGTCGCTATAACTTGAGGGACATGCCTATCCCCCGCCACCCAGAAAACCCCGCCTGATACCGCCCAATCTGTTGCGGCCTCTATAAAGGCAAGGATTTCGTCCCGTTCATGTTCGTATCCTGGCGCTGCCCCTTGTGCCGACCAGATATCGGTATTGTCATTGGCTGTTGCTGAATAGGTTTTCTTCCCGCTGGCAATACACTTATAAGTTGCTGTAGACGCTTTTAAGCGTGCTTTCAACCATGCTTTCTGGTCAGACCCTAGCATGGTCTTTGTTGCTCCTGCCGCCTTTGCCACTGGGTCCCGATGAGAAATGCAGTCAATCATGAAATATTCAGTTAGGCCGTGAGTAGTACGGAAATATCTAGGCTGATAATTTGCGTCCGCCGCATCTGCTTCTGACGGAGCTTGAGCTACAGCCGCTGCATCAGTATTGGCGGGATTATCCGTCATATACGCAGACGCTGCCGTTATCGAATTGAGATACGCCGTATCAACATCCGCCTGCGATGCACCTGTCATCCCACCAGCACCAGTTTCAGCTTGAGTTACCGTGTGGTCCCAGTTATCCCCTGGATATTCATGGTCATCAGGGATGTAATAATGCAACATATTCGCGGCAATCGACTTGAGCGTCGGCGCTTGTCTCACATAGGCGTGAAACTTTGTAAAGTTTGCTTGAGTAAAGTCATCACCAGAATTTTGCGTAATACTATGCGAACCGAACGATTCTGGCGGAACGGAATTCGTGTACGGAATATCACCCTGGTTGAAAAAAGCTACACACCCTGTCAATGACTTAATGACTTGAGTGTAATCAACTGAATTCGCCATACACGACCCGAAAGCGACTTTAGGCATCTTCCATGCTCCAGCCAAACTCGTTTTCGTACTCGTAAAAATCCTGAGCAACCGCACCAAGATTACTAGACAACACTCCGGTATATCTACCAATATACAACCGTTTCATCTGGTGGCCGGTCATCATATTTGCCGATGGCGCACCACCCGAGGACTTAGCCCATATGGCTGTACCATATCCTGTAGAAACTCCAGGCAATCCACCAGTGGTCGGTATGGCCCCGGACCCTTCTAACGACCCATCTATGTAACAATGGATCATCATTGTAGTAATATCCAGGAAGAAGACGACAGAATGCCTTACACCATCTGCCGGGACTTCACCCTGCACAGCGTCCTGTTTAGTGCCGTCTTGCTGATACAGAATGATTTTCTGACGATCATTTGCCTGATCGAAAATGTAATACCCACCAATAGTATTTGTTGTGCCCTGCCTGCCATATCCGAAAGTTGCCAGGCTCCCACTTGGTGACCCACTTTTCAGATAGTCATACGCAATCATCACTCCACCAGAGTCAATATTGTCCAACCGTAATATTTGATCCATCGAACCATCACTGATATCAATATAATTATCACCGGCAGAGGTAAACCATCCGGCATTATCCCAAATATTGGTCGTGGTGCCATTGGCTGTCAAAGTTGGCAGAGTAATAAGTCCCATCGAGTCAGTAGGATTACCAGCCGATTCGTTGAGTTTCAGCCAGATCGCTTTCGAGGTGATGGACGGCTGAATGAGTGAACGGTCTTTTACAGCGATAGGAAGTCTGGATGTGGTCAACATTACCAAACCTCCACTGAGACATAAACAGGAATAGCGCCAACGTCTGTTGGAAGATAGCCACCAATGTCAACTCGGTCTATATCTGCATCAGTCCCGGATAAATCCCACTCGATAACCGGCTGTGTCTGAGAAATAAAACGCTGACGGGTATCCGTACTTGCCGTACCACCAGCGCCAACGTCAACATACGTTAGCCTGGAAAGTGCCGTTGTGTCATCACCAGCATTTATCGTTGCAACAACTTGAGCCACTACAGGAACGTCAGATGTAGCACTCTGAACATAAGGGATGGCCTGCATGACCCACGTAAGTCGGCAGTGCTTCTTTCCACTACCAAACCCTTCAGCCGTCAGTAATTCAGCTGCAATCGGTGCAGTTTTATCTGTAAATCCATCGCCAGCGGCATCGAAAGTGAATGTGCGAGTCTCAAGCTCCCCTGGAATGCTTAAGGTGACATGCGCCGCCCCGGCAGTTACCGTCTGAACCCATGAAGTTCCATCCCATACATATTTATTGCCTGAACTATCATATGAAATTTCACCTGGATTGCCACCATCTACAAATGACCCAGATGCAATTCCTGAATTAACAACGACAGGAGTGTTTAATCCTTGCCCTTGTGCTATTGCCTGTCGCATATTAATACCTCTCCTGAACCAGATATTTCTTATTATCTGGGTCTTTTAAAATTTTAGCCCAAGCAGCCGTTTTGACTTTACCATCTTTAGAATCTAAGTCAGGATACTTTTTCTTAAGCATTTGGTAATGAAGTACTGGAATACATGCAACGTGCCTACCAAAAGAAAGATCCCTTAATGGCTTCTCAATTCTTTTTCGCTCATTACGATTAAGAATAATATCCTCAGTTGGTTGTGTCTGTTTCGTATACACCTTACCAGGTTCATGTGCATGTGTAATGAACTCAGTACGAATACCAGAGTCATCATCAACTGTTCTGTGGGAACTACCCCATTCAAGATCCTTCACGTTGCTGCAGCCCCTGTAGGATTAGCAATACATGCATCAATTCCGCTTGCAGCTGCTACATCAGTCACGCCTTGTGCCCAAGCGATATACTCAGGTTCAGTAGTTACAGCAAATGGATTAGTGGGATTAGTAGCATTTTGGCGGGCTTCACAACCTTCTGCGTATGCCCGGATCGCTTTTTGATCCCATTGATTTACAGTGCCATCAGTCATTTTGCCCGCCATAATACTATCCTCTTACCGTTCCATCGCGAAACGAATGTAATCAACTAAACCTACATCAGTAACATCAGCACCATTCCGCCATGCAACAAATGGTACCATGTTAACATCATCAGGAATCGTAGCAACAACTACATCAGTATGAGACAGTACGCCATCTACGTAGAACTTAACCCAGTTAGCACCATCACCTTCAATTGCAAGAGTGTGATAAGTAGCATCGCTAAGATCAATAGTACCAGTTACAGCAGAAGTGCCGCCATTGTTCTTGTCGATCAATGACTTAACAGTCGCGTCGCCATCAAGAACGCCAAAAGCAATAACATCAGTAGAAGCAGTTGTGTAAAGGTCTTCTGGATTGGTAGTAGCGTTTGCAATACTTAAGCCAATCTGCAAATCACAATCGTCGGCATCTTCAGCCTGTACCCTAGCTTCCATAAACCACTTTTTGGTACCAATCTGCATACATTTAGGAAGGTAAATTGCTGCGCCTTCAGTTGTGCCATCAGAAAGGAACTTAAGAACGCCGCCCGGCGCTCCATCAGTTGCATAGGCAGTTACAGTTGCACCTGTATCAATAATAGCAGTCCAGCCTTCTGGAGCATTAGATGCCGGATCGCCAATGAAGTCTTCAAAATGAGAAAACCACTGATAGCCAGGCAATGCTGCCATACGGCCTAAATAAGCAGATCCAGCATCAGCAGTTGCTGATTTACTCGCCTTATAATCGTTCTCCTCATGGAGAATTGGTTCACGTATAAAAGTCATAATCTTTCACCTTTTAAAAAACCTGCCCCGAAGGGCAGGAATGGAGGAGTTATGCAGTGGCCTGGGTAACGGCAGCTTCGTCGTCAATATCACAGATAGTTGCATGTGCATTAAGTGACTTAGGAACCAGTGTAAAGTCAGTATGCATCTGACGCTTATCTGCAGTACCAGTCTTAGCCAAAGGCTCTACCCGATATCCGTTAAGATAATCAACCGAGATATAAGACGGGTCAAGTACAGCAGCATTTACACGACGCGAACCAGTAGTTGCTACTTCAGGCTGCATGATACGATTCGGAACGAAATCCAAAGTAATGCCGAAATCCGTAACAAATACGTTCACAGAACCCTTCGCAACCACGGCATCTTGTGCAGTGCCTGTATCAGAATATAAAGATGCGATCCGCGCAGACGAAGTGAATAGATAATTAGAGAATGCACCAATTAACTGAGGCACCGACATAAAGTAACCCGGATCACCACCATCCATGTAGGCTGCTTCAGCAGCATCACGAACAAGTTCTTCACTCAATGCACGGGTAGTACCAGCAGCAAAGTTAGTAGTGCTATAAGTGGCACCATCAACTACACCCGATACAAAGCCAGGACGAACACCATCCGACGCCACAAGACCATTACCGCCTTTGGTAAGGCTATCACGGATCATGGCAAAGAAACCAGCAGAACGACCTGGAACAGTATCACCATCATCCGCCAAAGAACCCTGCTCGGAGCAAAGGATAGCCTCAACATCACGACGTAATTCACGCTGACGCATCATGATCTGATAAGCTAGTTCATCGCCTCGGCCAATCGTGTCAGAATTACGGGCACGGGTAGAAACCTGAACTACTTTATCAGGAATCTGGCAATGGTTACCGAGACGCTCACCGGTAGCAGAATCATTACCGGAAGCATCATCACCATCGATCGTGGCATTCGTCTTGTCAGGAGCGGCCAATTCATCAGTAGTCCACTCATGATAAGCCTGCTTACAAGTGCCAGATCCAATCATATCAGTGAACGGAAGAGGAACATTGGAGATATCCCAAATTTCCTGCATAACATCTTCGTTAATCAGACCACCATAGGCAACAGCTTTCAGGTCTGCGCTGTTAAGTGCGGCAATAGCCATAATAGTTAACCTCTAGGAATAGATTGCAATATAGAAGAAACCGCATTAGTCTTAACATCTAAGTTCTTAGACTTTTTGGCTTCTTCCTTAACTTTACGCATCCTTTGTTTAGCACCACCATCAACAGGTTTGACCACAGAACCCTCTTTAAGGGTCCTGGGTACTTTCGCAATCTTTTTGATAACTTTCTTAGCCTCAATATTTTTGGATTTAAGTTGCCACAGATCCCGTGCCAGTTTCATAGCTCTATGATCCGCCATGGAATTAATATCAACATCAGAGTAATCATAATCTCTTAACATTACCCTAATGTTTTCCTGTTCTGTGGTCCTAACCTTATCCTCCCTCCATTCAGGAATCTTTTTCAGCATATTTTGCCGTTGTTCTGAATTAAATCTCTCAAATTCAGTAACCTGTTTCTGTTGAAATTCTTCCGACAACTGGCGAAACTTATTCTCCGCCTGTTGATATCTGCTGGCAATTTTCTGCTTCTCTAAAGCAGCACGGCCAGGATCAGATGCCTCTAAAGACTCCCAATCATTGGAGTTATATTGATTTGCTATCGATAAAGCTTCAGCCTGAGCCGCCATAATCTCTTGTGGTAACTGTGCCTGTGCTGGATTGCTTGTACTTGTTGCTGTTTGTACTCTTCAAATTCAGCACGCTGTTTTTCCAGAATTTCAAGGTCTGCAGTGGTGCCTCGCTTGAATTGTGTATAACCATCTTTCAGTTCCGACAGAGATATAGGCTCCATACCATCTGCCATAGGAACTTTGATGTTATACAAAAATTCAGGTTCAACCTCAATTGCAGTAGCAAGTTGATTCAAGTCATTGATTTCGGTTTCAGAATACTCCTCTCGGGTTTCTTCGGCCTCTTCAGTTTCTTCAACTTCTTGATCTTGCTCCTCTAGTTCTTCAGTTTCAACTTCGGACTCAGCAGCAATAAGACTCTCATCCTCCACTACTTCCTCTTCCATTTCCACTGGCGCTGTATCAGTCGTTGCAGTCTCTGCCTGATCTGATGTTACTTCTTCCTCAGGGAAATTCTTTCTCAGAATATCTCCCAATGCTGATGTATCTATTGCATTACCCATTGTTGTCTCCAACCATATTTAGTGTTGTCCCCTCAACCATCTTAGCTTCAATTTTTTCCCTAAGATCATCGATAAGGTCAACTGCCAATGAAATACGCTCTCGCGTCTGTAAATTTATATCACTACAAAATTGTTCAAACAAATCCTGTTTCATGTCCTCATACAGATCATCCCAAAGAGGATTATCTAATATCTGCTGGGCCAACATAGCCTTTCTTCCAGCTTCCACTACTTGAACCCCTCAAAATGAGGAACACCATCGCCCGGAGGCATATTAGAAGGCCGCTCAAAAACAGACTTCATCTGCTGTTCAATTTGATCTTGTATTCCTAACCTTTTTCGGGTTTCATCTAACTGGCCCTGCATATATTCAGCAGCATCCGGATCGGTTTCCCTATTTGCGTCTATTTCTTTTTGTAATTCTTGAAGATACATCATGTAGAATTCACGATCTTCCGCTTCCTGAGCCTCTTGCTGTTGTTCTGGGGTTATATATGAATGTACACCAGAACCGGTGAAACCATCACCAGCCATAGTTTCATTTCTCATAGCATCAAGTTGCGCTAAATACATCATTTCCGGGGGTAAATTCATTGAACCGTACCCCCTTCTTGACCCTGCCCAGGAATATCTGTGGAATATTCAAGCTCCATATCAACCCATTTACGGAGTTGTTCATTGGTCTTAATGGCATAATCTAACTGGGCCTTTAGTTTATCGCTCTGCTCCTGCATATTAGTGATTTGTAGTTGCGTCTGCAAAAGTTTATCATTCTGAGCAATTTCTTGCTGTTGCTGCGCTTGCATGCCCTGAGCATTCTGCTGGGCCGCTTGCTGGGCCTGTGGACTATTAGGGTTAATCCAATACCTTTCTGGGTTATCCAGTCCGGCCAGTTTCAACTGATCTACTTTAGCGTTGAATATGGTTTCTTCTGACGCCAATACACCCCGATAACCATTCTGCATAGCCTCTTTCTGTTGAGCTATGACATTCTCCAATACTTGATACTTCCGTTGCTTCTCAGCCATCGAAAGTTGTATGTTTATAGAAACTTTAGCCCTTGGGGGCCACATCCCAGGAACTGTAGAAACCATCTGATTCCCGCTCTTGTACATCATCTGCTCCGGCATGAATGTACGCATCAACAGATGGGTTATTCTATATGTTTCTTTAACAAGAGTTTCAGCATTGGTTCTTGTCATCATATACGAAAGTTGTTCTTGTGATGACATCCAACGTTCCATGCCGTGTGCAGTTTGACCCTGCACGGGCATATTTTCAGAAGTTCCTACATCAAGTTGTGCCCCGCCACCCTCCTTTCTCACTTTATCCATATATCCAAGCATTTTAAACCCGGTATCCCCGAGATTTTGTACTGGGTATGGAACTACTGCATCATTCCTCTTGGCCCTTACAACACCTGTAGGTCTGGACGACAATAGGTCATCCATATTAACCTGACCATTTACAGCAATCACTCGCTGGTTTATAAGCCCTTCAGCATTATCGAGAGTTTTTCTTAGAAATGATGTCTTAGTATCCTGTACCTGTTTGAGTTTATCATACATCGATAAACACCAGAACCTATGCGGCAATAGGAAAGAGGTTCCTGCGGCATATGGTACTGTTGGGAATATTTCATTCTCAAGTATTTCACTACCCGCTTTGATTATTCTGCGTCTTTCAGCAACCCCATCGCCGTCGGTATCTACCAAATAAAATACCTTCTGGACCTCTATAATTTCCCCCTGAAACTGTGCAGAATCCATGTCATTTTCACTTTCACTACGTGAACGTGCACGGGATTCTTCATCGGTTTTATGGGTAGTTGCTTTGAGGCCATTTACCGTTTCTTGGTCATAACCCATCTGTATAAGTTGCGACCTGGTTTTATAAACAGTATGACACACAAATCGGGCATCATGAAGGTATATAGAATTATGGTCTTGGTTTACAGCGAAATTATCTGGAGCAACAGATTCAATTTTAAGTTGTTTTACTGGTATTTTAGTTTTTACTTGGAGATTATAGAGTGGTTCCTGTATAAGATTATTATCTGTATCAAATATGGCGTCCTGGATATCCTCAGCGGCGGTTATTTCATTATTTGGGTCTTGGAGTATTTGCTGAGCAGGCATTAACCCAACATTTTCATAAGAATTTTCTTCTATTTCAAAATGTTCATCGACATATATTTCAATAATGCCGTTACGCTGCAAAAGACCATCTTTAATGGCCCCAGTAAACTCAATAAACCCATTGTTCTGATTTAGGATGGTCCAGTTTACTGCATCAGATTCTATTTTTGCCTGATTTGACTCTTCTACACTATACGCTTCAAACTCCCCAAGACAATCTGTAGCAAATGACGGCATGATTTGAGCAACAGTTTGCTCTACCATATCTGCTAAATCCATAGAGATTACTTTTGACCGGCCTTCTACTTCGTCCCCTCGGGGTTTTCCAAAATAATAATCCAAAGAGTTTGTCCATGCCTCAGTAATTTCTGAGTCATCAGCCCCTTGGTTATTACTTCCACTCCCACCAATAGAATACTGTAACTCCCGGTCTATAAGCCCGGCAAGATCGATATCGTCAACTATAGCCAATTCACGACTCATATAACAGCCCTATCGTCGTATTCAAGTTCATCATACATCCATTGCGGGTCATGTCTAGGAGATACGCCGCCCATTCTAAAAGCGTCTGCGGGGTGAGAAGCCCAATCATGTATTGGTGTAATGCCTACAGTTTTTAAGTCTTCATGATATTTCGGCCTATAAGACTTAAGAGCTTCAATTCCCCTGTCACATTTAGTAGCGTCGAACCAGACTTGGCCCAACATGCCGCGCGTAGCATCGATGCCATCTTTGATTGTCATCCTAGGGGCAATTTCGAAACTAATTCCGTGTTTGTCAGCAACTTCAAGACGACTTTTTCCAGAAGTATATTCACGTTGTTCTATATCATGTGGTCCAATGTGCCTAGAGTATACATAGGGTTTCTCTTTGACATACTTTAGATAATGTGTAAAGGGTTCCCCTCGCATTTCATAAAAATCAATAGCATGATACTTAGTTCCAAGATCCTGCATAAACCAAATGACGGTAGAATCACGCAGCCCAATATCCCACCAGGTTTCCACGGGATAGTCTGGGTTGTATGGAACATCTGTAATACGTTTCTCGATCCTTGCGAGTTCCATTTGTTTGGCATAATATGCCCCTTTAATGGCCGCTTCAAAGCTACAGAAATATTCTTGTTGTATCAGTTCCTCTGCCATACCCGAATTGCGTTCTTCCAATATCATTTCGGGGGTCATTATAGGGTTATTTTCATTATCGAAGGTATCGTCAACTGTCAGAAGTTCACAAAACCATTTTTTATTGGTTGTGGCCATCTTGTAGAGGTCATAACCGTGGTTTTTACCCCTCGGAGTATATGGGAAAATGGCCCACCCGTGGTTTTCCAGGAGTATTGGGCGTATGAAATCCCATGCATCGGGGTCTGCCACGGCATATTCCGACATTATAACCCCTACGGGGTTTGTTCCCACTACCGAGTCATAGTTATCGGACCCTACAACTTGCCAAATGGAGCCGTTTTTGAATTTTATTTGCATTTCCCCGTTATGAGTAGTTTCTCTCAGGTCTTTCGGAAATGCTTGATCAATCATTCTGCGCCCGAACTTGTCTATACCATCCCAGACAACTTTTCGACCCTGATTAAGGGTCGGAAGCATATGCCAATAAGTACCTACCCGCATATGAGTTGCCATTGCGGTAAAGTTCAAGGCCATAGAATCCTTTCCAGCCCGACGATGGTAGACAGTAATTGCCCGTTTATCTTCCAAGGGAGGGTCTTCGAACATATAATCGAAAAACCGTTGCTGGTATGGTCTTGCTTCCCAGTCATTTGGAAGATCAATCGCCATGTTCTATAATAATTTCTGGTTTCTCGGACATTACAGAATTAAAGTTAAGGTTCACAGAAACGTTTCCGGAACCCCCTGAACCGTTCTCATAGAATTTTGTAGACTTCCCAAGTTCTCTCAGAACGCTCACCAATTCATTCGAATGAAACTTTTTAACTTGCATCTCAATTCCGTCCTTATCAACAGCCGGAATTGGTTCCTCCCCCATTAATTTTGGAAGCAATTGAATATATTGTGAGCGTATAAAATCTTCTGTTATGATATTCGGAATATTTCGTTTTTCCAATAAATCGGATATATAAGCCGATATAAGGGGGTTTCTAACCAATGACATGCCCGAATTAGGGGATCTCCCTATCGATTCTGCTGCTTTTCGGTGATTATAGTGCTCCAAATATGCATACGCAAATGCCTTGAGATCCAATGGGAAATCAACCCAATTATTGTCCCTATGCCGGTTTATCTGCCGGGAGGTTTCTTCCTGGTCTTCAATGTTTACGATGGCATTCATGATATATTAAAAATATATGGATGGTCTTTCAGAATCCAGGGAGCATTTTCTGAAAGATTCTTAATTAGGTGAACCTCCACCTCTTGAGCTATTGTAGACGGCCTTTCCAATAAAGCCTCATCTAACTGTGATTCTCGCATGCGGAGGTATGCATCGGGTGTTGGCGATGTATTATGCTGTAAATCACTCTCTTCGCTTGGAGTTAGGTGGAGGTTCATTTCTTGTAACCCTTCTTAGGCTTGCGAGAGAACTTCCTGGCAACAGACTTCGAAGGACATTTCTTCGATTTTTTCTTACTATGGGCACACATACCCATAAACCGCTGCTGTTTGGCAGACTTAGCAGGCATTGCTTATGACGTTAATTACGGTTTCCATAACATCCATTTTAACACACCGGGAACTCGATGTCAAGCAGAGCGTATCTATAGGGGCATAAATAGGATTTATAGACGCATGGCGGACACCAATATAATAAAAAACGAAAAGTCGATACCGACCGACCCCGTATTGAGATATATCCCCGAGGCCACGGGAAGCCACCGGAGCGGCTCGGGACGGGGAGTCGGTATATCGGGGCCGGGTCGAGTCCACGCGGCTCCCGTGGCTCGGGGGAAAGCCCATAGGAAATGGAAGGTGGGTGTCGGCTCAAGGGTATTATGGCGATATTCGTTATTTCGGGAGAAGAACTTGGAGTACCTGTTTGATTTTTTCGCGCGCGCGCCCCCCCGCCCCCTGCGCGCCTGTGCGCCGGGCGGGCGGCGGTTGCGGGCCGGGCGGGCGGCGGGCCGGGCGGCGGGTGTTGCGTGTGCGCAACAGGGCGGGCGGCGGGCGTTGCGTGTGCGCAACATATCTCCCCTGGGCGGCGCTCATATCTCCATTGGGATATGGTGCGGCGGGCTTGCGTGCTGTACAATGGAGGTCTGGTCACGGGGGGCATCCCGCAACCCGGCCAGACACGACAACGAGGAGCACGACATGAGCAACAGCAACAGAGAGACCAAGGCAACGATCGCAGCACAGGTGGCCGAGCTGGCCGAGGGCACGGACCTGACGTGGTTGACCAAGGCGCACACCAAGGCACAACTGGCCGACCTGCGTGACGTCCTGCTGGCCGCCGAGCCGGAAGAGGGCGAACTGACGCAGGCCCAGGCGATGAGCCGCAAGTTGCGGGAGGCGAGGCAACGGTACGAGGTCACGGTCGCAGCCAGCGGCAACGCCAGCGCAGACAACGCAGACGTGATCGCCCAGGCCTTGCGGGGTCTGGAGCCAAGGCAGGTGGTTGCTGCGGCAGAGCGGATCCTGGGAATGACGGAAGGGGAACTCTGGGCCAAGTACGAGCGGCTCAACCCCGGCCAGCAGCGGATGAACGCAGGCAACCGGATCAGAGGCGCGATCAAGCGCGGAGACGTGGTTGCTGACGAGGTCATCGCACAACTGCACTGAGCAACGCCAACAGGGGGCCGGGTGGTCCGGCCCCCAACCAATGAGGACGAGAAACATGAAAGTTTATGTTCCAATGCAAACGATCGAAGGCGACAAGCAACCCATACTCGGAGTTTATTACGAACTGCAAACCGCCATGAACCAAATGGACAGCGTGACCGAGGAGGGAACTGGTTCCGGGTTTCAGTGGCTTGGGAACTGGTGCGGTGGTCATGGGGACTGTGGGGATGTTTGGATTCGCAAGTTCATCATGGACGGTGAGGAGTCTGTGAACGAAGTCTGGCCTATGGAACTAGAAACCGGTTCCTGAAACCACAAACCCGCGCCTGCGGCCCCAATGAGTCGTGGGCGCACTTGTGTCCGGTTTATGGAACTCGGCTCGAGAACCAGGGGGGCGCGACCTTGGGTGGACCA